AAGGGGGGCCTCGCGTCAACGCACAGAGAGGATAACCATGCCCTTCGTAGTCGATACTAGGAAGAGTGGCTCGTATGTTTCAACGGCCACGAACTCCTTTGCCTCATCAGGCAGTGTCGACTCCGCAACTCAGTTTGAAAGTACCTTCGGGTACCGATCTGGGTTGGACACCGATAGTAAGAAACCGGACGAACGAGACATCTACGCTCCCCCAAAGGGGGCGTCGCTGCCAGAGAAACTTCTATATCGCAAGAGCTTTATAGAACGTTCCGTGACGAAGTTATCTCTCGATCGCGGTTCCTCTGCTCCTACCCACTTTCTGCTCGCAGATATGGGGAACGAGTTCGGCAATGTGAAGTTGAGAGTCACTGCGGCCTCGAACGAGTTCGAGTATCGCAATGGCTCTACCAGGATCCAAATGACCAACGGCGTGCCGCAGGTTATTAGATTTCTGGACTCCTCAGGAAACATGGTCGGCATCTCGCCGCTTCATGATTTCGGAGGCTTCTTTGCAGGAAACAACGTCCCAGGGTTCTCGGGAACTGGCACTACCGGGCTGGACAGCTCGGCACGCAATGGTATCTGCTCAAACGCTATCGCAGCGATGAGCCCGATCCAAAGCAAGGCCAGTGTACTAACCACTCTTCTTGAGCTGGTTAGTGGGGATGTTCCAGGTCTGTTAAAGGACCTTCGGAAGCATGTGGACACCATCACATCTCTAAGGGCAGCTGCCCCAAAAGGTGTGATTCAAGCTGGTTCCGCCGTCGGCGGAGCATATCTTGAAAACGTGTTCGCATGGACTCCTATCCTCAAGGATATTACAGCTGCAGTCGAGGTCTTGACCACGATTGATCAGCTGCTGTTTCCTGAGGATAACACCCGTAGAACCTTCGACCGTGTTATACATGAGCGGTGGGGGTCTCTGACCACCACTGCCGCGCTAGGTAATAGAGGCGTGCTCTCCCCTTCCGGGGGTCCGCATGCCTACCTGACGCGCAACTCGGATGCTCTGGGAACTACTATCCAGACTCCGTCGTTGTCTATGGATTTCACGGCCCGCGAGAAAGTCGACGTGCGGTGCACGGCTCGTTTCAGTACTGCTCTCGTTCCGTCAGCCCAATCGAATGGGTATGTGGATCGTATGGCAGTGCTGCTCGGCCTTGAACTGTCGCCGGCTGTATTGTGGGAATTGGTGCCTTGGTCATGGTTGATAGACTGGTTCACTAACATTGGATCAGTGGTGGAGAATCTCTCCAATATCCACATGTCTAACGTCATCCTGAACTACGCATACGCTACCTTCAACCGCAAAACGGTTGCTGGTGTATGGATGCGCAGGCCTCCCCTGGTAACGAGTGGCTCGGGATTTCTCTCCTTTCGGGGAGATGTTATCTTCGAGTACACTCTGAATCAGAAGGTAAGGGTGAAAGCCTCTCCTTACGGCTTTGGCGTGAGCCCGAGCTCCCTTTCGGGGGAGCAATGGGCTGTCCTAGTCGCACTGGGCCTTGCTCGGTCGCGATGATCACACACAACTGAACAACAACTCAATAGGAGGAAACATGGCTTTCGCCGACCCCCAGTCAGTCACGATTGGAACCACCCCAGGTGCCGTAACACTTCCCCGTGTGAACGGGGCTGGAGAACTCGGAAAGTTCTCCAATTACGACGCCAAGGTGGTTCTGACCGCCGGAACGACCTACGGTAAGAGGACCCGCCACTCGGCGCGTCTGACCTACTCGAAGGTTGTTACGGATCCCTACGTCTCCACGACCAATGTCTTGGTGATGGGTGGGATTACGGTCACAATCGACGTGCCCCCGTCGGGTTTCTCTGCTGCTGAGCAGAAAGACCTGGCAAAGGCACTCATCACGCATCTTACCGCCTCTTCCGACGCAGCTCTTATCAAGCTGATCGCCGGAGAGAACTGATGAACGAAACGCTCTTGTGGATGATGTTGATCTTTCTAACATCGGCCATTTCGGGCGTCGCGGGCATCATGGTGACGTTTGCTCTCATGAGCGCTCGTCGCGTGAGTACTGACATCAAGGTTTAGGACCTTCCTGAACCTAGGCTAGCCGTTACTGGATGCTGCATCCAAGAAGGAGTACAGTATGAAAAGCCAGTCCGACCTCCATGTAGCCGTCCTCAAACATCAAGGACAGCTACTGGGCGTTGACACCTCGTTGGACATCTCTACATTGATGTCCTCCATCGAACAACAAGGCGAACAAGTTCTCACCTTGTGGCTACCACAGCTCGGGACCGCTTTCGAGCGGTCCTTGGGTGTGGAAAGCCTTTTGGTTAAGGGTCATCCTCTCGCGAGGAAACGATCCAAAACCGATGAGAGGCCTGCATTCCTGCATGGCTTCTGGGCCCTAGTGTTCGATGCTGATGGTGTGCTGCTAGTGCATCCGTCCGTCGAAGCCATCAGAGCGATCCGGCAGATATGTCATCTGCACGGGAAGCTCAAGGAGCTTCCTACCCCCGAAAGGGTAGAAGCCGCTTTGAATGGCTACGTCGAC